CAACGTCCCGGTCGAGGCGCACATCGGGCAGGAGGTCTACTACTACGTCAAGGCTGACGACACGATCACCCGAGGGCAGGTTGTGTACGCACACGGCACCGAGGGCGCATCTGGCCACATCCTCGTCCGCCGGTTCACCGCTGACGGAAGTCAACTGTCCAAGCGCGTTCTCGGGATCGCCGCGAAGGATGCGACTAGCGGCGACTTCTTTCATGTCCTCCACTTCGGGAAACTGATGAAGGTCAACACCAGCGGCTACACCGCCGGGGACATCCTGTTCGCGTCCGCGTCGACTGCCGGTGCGTTGACCGCCACCGCACCGTCCGCACCGAACAACATCGTGACGGTCGCGCTCGCACTCAACTCGAAGTCGAACGGGACGCTGGTAGTGCGTCCGACGTTCGGTGCGAAACTCACCGAGACCGAGGACGTCTACCTGTCCAACCTTCAGGACGGTGACACGCTTACCTGGCAGTCAGGGACGAACAGATGGGAGAACACGGTCGGCGGAGTCGGGCTGTCCGGCTCCGAGGTTGTGTCGTACGACGGGAGCATCTCGTGACTTGGACCTATGGCGGCGACCCTGCCGCGAACGCCCGTGACGCGATCCGGTTCCTGGTCGGTGACACCGACACGACCGACCAACTGTTGACCGACGAGGAGATCGCATGGGTCAACACCGAGTCGTCCGGCACCTCGACCGGCACGACCGCGCTGTACGACGCCGCGTATCGGTGCTGTCTCACGATCGCGTCCAAACTGGCACGGGAAGCCGACAAGCAGGTCGGAGACCTGTCGGTGTCGATGAGTCAGCGGGCGAAGGCATACCGGGAGCAGGCGGTGTCGCTGAAGGAACTGTCCGGTCGCGAGGGCGGTGTCCCGACCCCGTATGCCGGTGGCATCTCTATCTCGGACAAGGAGGTTGACCAGGCGGACTCCGACCTGTTCCGTGGCAGGTTCCGGTCCGGCCAGTTCGAGAACCTACGGGACGGCGGGTCAACCGACCTGGACAGCGGGGTGACTTACTTCGGACCGGGGGCAGACCTGTGACGACTGCCGCTACTGCTTTCTCGGTGGCGTTGGGGTCGTTGGCGTCGACCACAGTCACTATCAAGGCGAAGGGTGGACGCAACAACTACGGGGAACCGACCTACTCGGGGGCGGGTACCAGTTACGCCGCCAGGGTGGAGAAGGTGGTGTCCCGTGACGACGACCTGCGCCGTGAGGACGAGGTGGTCGAGTACCGGGCGTACATCATGTCAACCAGCCTCTCTGTAGACCTGGAGGACGAGGTCACGTTCGACGACAGCCTGGTGCGTCCCCTGGTCGACGTCGACTACCGGCACGACCAGCACGGTCAGCAGGCGGTCGTGCTGTCTGTGGGCCGGAGGAGGACGTAATGGCTCGGGGTGGTGTCTCCATGCGGGTTGAGGGTGTCAACGCCTTACGGCGCGAACTAGGGGTGTCTACGAGGGACGCTGAACGTGCCACGAAACGGGCGATGTACGATGCGGTCAATGCCATCGGTCGGGGTGCCGACAAACTGGTCCCGGTAGACACCGGCAACCTCAGGTCGTCCCGGATGGTCGACATCAAGCAGGAGGGTAGGGGCATCCAGGCGGAGGTGTCGTACGGCGGGTCGGGTGCCGCCTACGCGCTGGTCCAGCACGAGAACCTGAACTACTGGCATCCCCCGAAGCCGCCTGGCAAGTCGAAGGTGGGCGGTCGGCAAGGTACTGGACCGGTGGCACCAGGCGAGGGTCGTGGACCTAAGTACCTGGAGGTGCCGTTCCTGGAGGAGACCGGCAACTGGCCTGCCAGCCTGGTTGACCGGATTCGCGGGTATCTGACGATGTACGGGAGCCGGTGACCGTGGCACTCCTGGACGACCTGGGCACCTACCTGGCGGCCAACGTGGGGTCGTTGACCCTGGGCACCAACCTGTTTCTCGGCAGGATGCCTGACGACCCTGACACTTGCGTCACCCTGTACGAGTACAGCGGGAACGACCCGGTGAACGTGATGGGTGGGGACGCAATGCCACCGGTCGAGCAACCTCGTGTCCAGGTAGCGACCCGTGCCGCCGGGTACGCCACCGCCCACGACCTGGCGTACACCTGCTGGACCCAGTTGGAGGGTGTCCTCAACGAGACCTTGACATCCACGCTGTACCACCGGGTGGAAGCACTCCAGTCGCCGTTCCCGTTGTCACGGGACGCACAGGACCGGGTCGTGTTCGCCCAGAACTACCAGGTCATCAAGTCAACATGACCGACCCGTACGCCGAACTGAAGGCCCGCCCTGAACGGGACCGGGCCACCAGGCTACGGGTGAGGTGTGGTTCGTGCGGCAAACTGCTGGCCGAGATGGTGACGGCACCCTGGCTGTTGCGGTGTCCCAGGTGTAAGGAACTGAACCAGAGTGCCGAGGACGTAACTGCCGCGAGGTGAACGCCGGACGGTGGTGAGGATGGTGGGTGGGAGATACCAAGAGGTCTCACCACCGCCCGACGCGACTGTGAACGGTATCAGACCGGCTGTGCCCAGACCCCGGCAGGCCACGAGTCCCACTCGTTCTCCCGGTAGGCCAGGTGGACCTCGCCGTTGGGTAGTGCTTCGACCAGGACCCAGCCTGGGGGGAGGCGACGGTCGACCTGTTCGGACGGTACGACGGTCACCCTGACTCGGGTGTCGTTCGTCATCACACCACCTCCAGACCGATCGTCGGGTCCACGATGGTGACGGTGCGACCGTCGGCCAACCGGACCCTCGGGTAGTTACCGGGCCAACGGTCAACCTCGACGAGTTCCTTGACCGGCAGGTCGTCGATCAGCGGGACCGGGACACCGACCTCGCGGCCACGGGAGTCGACGCACGCCACATACTGGTGCGCCTCCCCTGTGACGACGACGACCATCTGTCGCGGGTTGCGGCAGGTGTGACAGGTCGCGGACCCGCGACCCGCTGTGTAGGTGCCACCCTCTTCTCGCCAGGCGCGGGCCACGGCGTCGCGGCGTGACCCATGTTTCGAGGTGTCACATCTGTCGCAGGTGATGGTGTATTGACGGCTGTGTGCCATGTTGTGTTCCCTTCGTGGGTGGTTAGTGGGCGACCTCTACGAACGCCCGGTGTCTGGCTCCCGCCAGGTGACTGCCGCAGGCGTCGCACCGCCTGGACGAGAACGCTGTACAGAACTCGGCCTCGTCGCCGCAGTCCACTATGAGGTGCCGGTCTACCGCCTGGACCTCGGCCCGGCGTTCCGGGTCGTCGATCCCAGACAGGTCCCCGTTCGCGTGCCACAGGGCACAGTCGTCGCAGACCTCGCACTCGGCGTGTTCGACGGTCACGACACCACCTCGACTTCCTTGACGCTGGCGACCGCGTCGGGTGAGTAGAAGACGGCGAGGAGGTAGTTCTTAGCGTGCGCCTGCGAAGCGAAGGCGGTGGCGCGCTCGCGGAGAGGCGTCCACGACCAGCCGTGGGGGCTCGTCGTGGACTCGCTGTAGTAGCGGACCGCGCCGGACTTGGAGGTGGGGGTCTGGACGACGACCCACTCGGTGTCGTTGCTCATCCCGTCACCGCCTCGGTGTGGCACTCGTCGCCGCAGTAGGCGGGCGAGGTGTACGTCTGCCCGGCGTACCGGGACTCGTAGACGTACTGGGTGGGGCTGGGGTCGCCGCACCAGGCGCAGACCGGGGTGTCGTGGTCGGGGGCAAACCCGTTCTTCCACATCTCCCGGTCGGTTGCCTCGCGACGGACCTCGCTGGTGTCTGGTGTGGTAGTGGTCATCACTTGACCTCCTTCACAGCGGTGACGCGGGCCTTGTATCCGTACCAGGTCTGGTACCGCATCTCGATCTCGGTGGCATGTCCCCAGGCATGTTCCCGGTCGATGGTGTAGATCGACTCGGTGTAGGTGTTGTGTCCGCAACGGACCTTTGCCTGGAACTCACGGTACTGGGTCATGGGATTCTCCTCTCGGCTCGTTGTATCTCCCATGTACACGAGTATGCCAGCACCTAACCAGGATGTCAACTCGTACCGCCAGGCTGTGTGGCTACAACGCTTCCCGGCGGCCAACATCTACGCTGAACAACGAAGTGCGCTAGTCGCCGCAGGTGTCCGCGTGACCGCCAGTCGCTACCGACTCCTGCGCCTATGTACCAGGGAGACAGGACCGGATGAAGTATCGAGTGACAGGCGGACCCGAGGGCGATCGAGGAATCGACGACGGTGGTCGCCGTTACGAGCCGGGCGACGTCATCGAGATGACCCAGGCGAAAGCCCAATGGCTGGTCGACAAGGGACTCCTGGAAGCCGACGCCAAGCCGACAGGCAAGACGAAGCCTGCCCCGGCACCAGCACCCGCCCAGGTGGACGACCTGACCGACGACACCGACGACCTCTCAGAGGAGTTTGACTGATGCCCACGTTCGTTCACGGTAAGGGAACCGAGGTCCTGTTGGACGAGTTTGACCTGTCGTCGTACTTCAACTCGGTGGACACCTCGCGGTCAACTGACACCGCCGAGACCACCTCGTTCGGGGCAACATCGAAGTCGTACATCGTCGGCCTAACAGACGGCACCCTGTCCCTGTCCGGCATGTTCGCGCAGGACACCGATGGGTCTGACGAGGAACTGTCCGCCATCCTGGGGTCGTCCACGACTCCGGTGCTGACCGTGAACCTGGATGCCGGGACCATCGGTAACAGGGCGGTCGTTGCGAAGGCACACCAGACGTCGTACGCCATCTCGTCGCCGGTAGCGGATGTTGTGACGGTGACCGCCGACTTCAATGCGTCGACCGACGGCACCGCGAACCTCACCTACTCCATCCAGTCCGGCGTCCAGTTGACCACCGGTGCGTCTATCGCGCACAGCGCGATCGGCAACCTGTCGTCGGTCGACAACTCGGCGTCGAGTGCGAACGGTGGCATGGCGAACCTCCATGTGCTGACGAACACCCTGAACGCCGCAGTCACTATCAAGGTCCAGGACTCGGCCAATGACTCGACCTGGGCTGACCTGATCTCGTTCACCTCGGTCTCGGCCGCCGCCAAGACGGTCGAACAGAAGACGGTCACCGGCACGGTCGACCGTTACGTGCGGGCAACCGCATCGAGTTCCGCATCCAGCGGTGCCATCACGTTCCATGTAGCGTTCGCCCGCTACTAATCCCACAGGAGACACATACCCATGCCTACCTTCCATCACGGCAAGTCGACCCACTTTGAGATCGACGACACCGGCGGGACGTCCCGCGACATCAGCAACACGCTTACCAGCGTCGACTTCCCGGAGACCATTGACACGGCGGAGACATCGGCGTTCGGGTCAACGTCCAAGTCGTACACCGTCGGTCTGCGTGACGCGACCATCTCGGTGTCCGGCATCTGGGACGCGACCGTCGACGGCTACATCATCGGCACCGAACCCGCGTCCCGGACGTTCATCTACGGTCCGGCTGGTAACACCAGCGGCAACGTCAAGTACACCGGTGAGGCCATCCTGACGTCGTTCTCCATCTCGAACCCGGTCGGTGACGTCGTCACCTACTCGGCTGACTTCCAGGTCACCGGCAACGTCACCCGCACCACGTTCTGACATAACCAACCCAACAGAGGAGAGTGACCAGAGTGTCCATCAAAGACAAGATCAGGCAGGCAGGCGACCTGGAGCGGGAGACCGTGGAGGTCCCTGAGTGGGGTGTCACGGTGGAGGTGCGTTCCATGTCTGCGCGCCAGCGTGCCCTCATGGCCAACTACACAGACCTGGACGACCAGTCGAACTCGGATCGGCAGGAGGCTCTGTGGGGCTTCCTGTTGACGGCGTGCGTGTTCGACCCGGAGACCGGCGACCAACTGTTCGACGACGACGACCTGGACTGGCTGTTCACCGACAAGTCGTTCGCGGTCATTGACCGGTTGACGACCCGTTGCCTGACGGTGTCGTCCGTACTGAAGGACTCGGTGGACCAGGCGGGAAAGTCCTCCTCGGCTACCCCGACCGAAACGGAGTAGCCAACCCTGAGAGGCGTTTCTACTTCCAACTCGCCCGGGAACTCGGGATGACAGTCGGGGAACTGTTGGACCGGATGTCGTCGGCGGAGATGGCCGAGTGGATGGGCCTGTACAGAATCGAGAACAGCGAGAGGGAACACCAGCGACAAGTCGCACAGCAACGGTCAAACAGGAAGCGGTAAGACATGGCAGAGTCGACACTCGGACGGATACGGGTCGTACTCAATGCCGACACCAGCAACCTCCAGGCTGGAATGGCACGAGCCTCCAGCAAACTGAGTGACTTCGGTGACAGGGCGACGAAGGTAGGTCGTACCCTTACAACACGGGTCACGCTCCCGCTTGCCGGTCTGGGTGTGGCGGCGGTCAAGACCGCCAGCGACTTTGAGTCGTCCATGACCAAGATCACCGCCCTGGTCGGTGTTGCGAGGGACGAGGTTGACCGCATGTCGGTTGCTGTCCGGGGGATGGCAACCCAGTTCGGCAAGTCGGCGAACGAAGCGGCGGACGCGCTGTTCTACATCACCTCGGCAGGTTTGCGTGGTGCGACCGCGACGGACACCCTCGCGGCGTCGCTGAAAGCGTCTGCGATCGGCCTGGGTGAGACCTCCACTATTGCTGACCTGGCGACGTCGGCCCTGAACGCCTACGGCGCGGATGTGCTGTCGGCGTCACAAGCGACTGACGTCATGACCGCCACGATCCGGGAAGGCAAACTGGAGACCACCGAACTCGCCGGGTCAATGGGTCGGGTCCTGCCCCTCGCGTCGGCGATGGGTGTCGGCTTCAACGAGGTTGGTGCGGCGTTCGCCGCCCTGTCCCGTACCGGCACCAACGCCGCTGAAGCGGCTACACAGATTCGCGGCATCCTCGCCTCGCTGTTGCGCCCCACGAAACAGGCGGAGGAAGCCCTCACCGAGATGGGTATGTCGTCGGAGGGGTTACGCCGACAGATGCGGGAGGAAGGCCTCCTCGCAACCCTGAAGACGTTGTCGGAGGAGTTCGCCGGGAACGAGGCGGCGGCGGCGTCGGTGTTCGGCAACATCCGCGCCCTGTCCGGTGTCCTCGACCTCATGGGTGCGAACGTCGCCACAACCGAAGCGATCTTCGCCAGTATGAAGGACACGACCGGCGCAGTCGACGAGGCGTTCCAGGCGGTGTCACAGACAACAGCGTTCCAGTTCCAGCAGGCGGTAGCGGAGGTGAAGGAACTGTTGCTGTCGATGGGGCAAAGCATCCTGCCCCAGGTGAACGACGCCCTCCAGTTCATTATCTCCACGGTCCAGGACGTCGCCGAGTTCTTCCGTGGCCTGTCACCTGAACTACAGGGCACCGTCAAGGCGTTGGCAGGCATCGTCGCTATTGCCGGTCCGACCGCCCTGGGCATTGGCATGATCTCTAAGGCCATCGGCGGCCTCATGCTTATGACACCAGGCACCCTGGCGTTGACC